GACAAATATTTCCATCGGAGGCGAAATAATTTCCGTTAGCGATGCCATGAAATTGGTCGATAGTCTATATGCTCATGCTTATGAATTGGCTGGTCAGGCTTATGAAAAGGATCGCAGCGAGAAATTCCGATTGAACTGGCCAAATGCGTATGATTATGCTGAAGCAAATAAAAAGAATTTTATCGAACAGGCTAGAGAAGACTTTTCTGCCATTTTAGGTAATCCAAAAACTGATGAAAAGACTAAAAAGAGAGTTTATCTCGCGATATTGGTTGAACGGGCTTTTGCCGCTGGCTTGGAACAACTTGGCCACGAAGCAGACACGCGGTTACAAGTGAAAAAAGGAACCATCCAATTCGAAGGCGACAAACACGAGAACAAACGCATTCTCGAAAAGTTCGGCCTTCGCCAGAACCTTCGCGCCGGCTTGTTGAATAGCGTGGCGCAAATCTCCCGCATGAGCCATTGAGGACTGTATGAGCGATCCGCAAGTCACTGAACCAACGGAACCGGTTGTTGATCCGAATGCCTTAGCGCAGGTTGATACTTCCCTAGCTATCGAACCAAAGGCCGGCCCGTCGCTTGAGCCGATTCCTCCGCCGGCTGGCAAACCTTGGTATCTGGAGCGCATCTCTCAGGAAAGCGCGCGAGCCGAGGCCGTTGCCGCGAAACTCGCGACTGCCGAGCGCCGCGCCGCCGAGGCAGAGGCGCTTGCCGAGCGTCTGAGAGCCGGCAATGATTCACCGACACGTCAGGAACCCCCATCGACACGCCAGGAGCCAGACAGGCAGGCGGAAATCAGACGCGAGGCCGCAGCAATGCGTCTCGCCGAAGACAGCATGGAAGTCCGCAATCGCGGCATCGCCGAATATGGTGCTTCTTTCGTCGAAAGCCTTGGCATCTTGCAGGCGGTTGGCGCCGTGACGGATGATTTTGTGTCCGATGTTCTAGCCGTGGACAAATCTAACGCTCACAAGATTTTTGACACAATCGCGAAAGACCCAGAGCGCGCCGCCACATTGGCCGCCATGTCTTCTCGCCAACGCATCGCGGAGCTTACTCGAATGTCAGTCGCTCAAACTACGCCGAAGGCCGATCCGGAGCCGACACAAGCCGCGACGCTGCCGAAATTCACGAGCAAGGCCCCTGCTCCGCCGCCAAGAATCGAGCCGACCGCAAGTCAGGTCGTCGATTGGCGTAGCGACAAGGCGAGCGACGATGAGTTCACGCGCGGCTTCGAAGAGATGATGAAGAAGCGCACGGCTCGTCGTTAACGATTATTCCCGCTCAGGAGGCGTTCTGAGCGGGTTTGCATGATCGGCGCTCCGATTCATGTCCCTGGTAATGCTACCCGCGAGCGTGGCCGCGTTAAGCCTCGGGAGCGTAGCTCCACCCGACACCACCGCCTGTTCGGGGGCAGGTATAGCCGCGACGCGAAAGGTCGCATCATCAACCGCGCTTCGCCGCGATCCCAAAGAAAGGCAAGTCAGATTCTAACTACTTTGTAATTAACAAAGAAGTTAGATTGCATCTGATTTGGCATGGATAGTCAATTGGCAAACAACATCCTGACTCCCTCGATGATCACGCGATACAGCATTCGCATGTTCCTAAATACCAACTATTTCCTCCAGAATGTGAGCCGCCAGTTCGAAAGTCAATTTGGCAATGAAGGTGCCCGTATCGGCGCGCAGCTTCGCATCCGTTACGCCAACCAATACACCGTGACGGACGGACCTGGCATTGCGATCCAAGACACGACGGAACAGCAGTTCTTGCTCACTGTCGCGACGCAGCGCCATGTTGATGTGGCTTTCACCTCGGCGGAGACCACGCTCGATATTGATGACTATATGGAGCGCATCGTTCTTCCTCGCGTGAATGCGCTCGCGGCGAACGTGGCGATTCAGGTCATGGCGAATACCGCGCCGACCGTTCGTAATATCACGGCGAATGTTGACGCGAACAACAACATTCTGCCGGTGACGGATTCGCCATTCGCCTTGGCTCGCGCGATCTTGGAAGAGAACTCGGCGCCAAACTTCGGAGAGATGGGCATCCGCAAGGTTGTTCTCGCGCCTCGCTCCGATGCCCGCGTTCAGCTTGCCTTGCGCGGCCTTCTCAATCCCGTGGATTCGATTTCCAGACAATACAACACGGGTATGATGTATGAGGCGCTTCAGTTCCGGTGGTTTGAAGATCAGTCGGTAGTTAATCACACGACTGGATCGGCGACAACGGCGACGGTTTCTGGCGCCAACCAGACCGGCAACACGCTGACGATCAGCGCACTTTCTGGCACGCTGAACGCTGGCGACGTTATCACGATTGCCGGCGTCAATGCGGTGAACCGCGTCAACTTTCAGTCTCTTGGGAGCTTGGCTCAGTTTGTCGTTACGGCGGCGGCGGCCAATGGAGCGACCTCGCTTTCCATCTATCCGCCGATCATCCCACCGGCCAACTCGACGCCTTATGCTGGTCTCCCTTACACCCCACAGCAATATCAGACCGTCACGGCCAGTCCGGGCGGAACGGCTGTTATTACGCCCTTCGCCAATGCATCCGTCACCTATCGCGAGAATCTCGCCTATGCGCCGGATGCTATCACGCTGGTCGTCGCCCCGCTGTGGATTCCTCCGAATGGCAAGGGCGTCATCGACGCGGCGCGGCATGAATATGACCAATTGTCGATGCGATCCTTGGTCACTTACGAGCCTTCGACCGACCAGCCGATCGACCGTTTGGATATTCTATTCGGCAGCGGAGTGCCTCGTCCAGAATGGCTGGTACAGGTAGCGGATTCGATTCCCTGATAATCATCATGGGCGCGACTTCGGTCGCGCCTTGTTCCATTGGAGAAATACGCGATGGCATTTGATCCAATCGTCCATTTCATCGACCCCACGACGGGGTTCATTCACGACAAAGATACCGGTCATCCCACAGGTCTTGTGCCCAAGCCGGTTGAGCGCGTGAATTATGATGATGAGTTCCCCAAATGGGTGAAGCCTCATCCGACTTTCGTCGAGCGCGATAGCTTCAATAACGTGGCTGTTCCGTGCTTTCCTCAGTTCCATATTCGGCGTCATGATCAGGAAGTAACTGTTCTGGTTCATGACGAAGAGGAAGAGGCGCTTGCGCTTCATGGGTCTGAAGGTCCGGTTAATGCGGAGCATCTCTAATGAGCTTTGGTAAAGGGGAATTCCCCAAACTGCCGCCGCGCAAGGAAGTCGGCTATCTTGATCCAGAAATCGCGGGCGAAGGCCAGCAGGTCATTCACAGCGATGGCGAGGTCGTTAACTGGTCGCCGCCTCCCGTTAAACCGGTTGTTCCTGATTTCTCGCAAATCAAGAGCATCCGCAAATATTTCAATCGCACGGGTTTTGTGGCTTGGCCGGCATGGCTTTACCATCCAATTGAAGAACCTCGCTTGGTCAAGAACGCCGAAGAAGCTCATGCGCTTGGCGTGATCTATCGCGATACGACGCCAGACGAAAGGGCTCGCTATGGCAAGAACGCCATGTGGGACTGGAGCGATGAAACCGAATGGCGCCCGACGCCTTTCCCAAAAGACATAAAGTTCAATCCCGAGAAGCCTGGAACTGGCAAAACCGTCATTCACGGCAAACCTAACCCAGAGATCGCTCAGAACGAACTTGTCAAAGCACTTATCCCCGAGGTCGCGCGCGCGGTTGCCGAGGCGCTTGGCGCAGCGCGACCGAATGCGCCATCGAATGTTGATCCTGGCGAATGGGCCGAATTCCAGCAGTATATCGCTTGGAAGAAGTCGCAGGAAGTCATCGTCCATGAAGCCGAGAAGGCTCAAGAAGCGAATGCCTTGGCGACCAGTCTAACACATGAACAAGAACTCTCCATGTGGCGCGAGGAGGCTGAAACTCTCGGCCTAAAAGTCGATGGGCGCTGGTCTATCGAGCGGATCAAGGCTGAAATCGAAAAGCAGCAGGCGGCTTAATCGATGGTTCAGCCCGTCCCCAATGAACCGGCATTGCCAGTCGATAATGTTCAACAACTCCTAGAGAACATGCTTGTCGATGCCGGTATCGTTGGAATTGACGAGGCGATAGAACCCGCGATCCTGAACAGGGCCTTTCGCCAAGTCAATTGGTTGATTGATGAATGGACGAGAAAACGCTGGCTTGTCTATCGCATCCAGGATTACAGTTTCGTTTGCACGGGACAGAAGGCTTATACGGTCGGGCTCAATCAGACGGTCAATATTAATCCACGCCCGGATCGTCTGGAATATGCCTTTCTCCGGTTTTTGAACAACAACACGGGACAATATCCTGGCGGCGTCGCGCCATCAGGAAGCGGCGATTTCAATTCAGGCGATTGGAGCGCGGATTGGAATGGCGGCCAAGGCGGCCAGCAATATGGCGTCGGCACAATCGGCGTCGCACAAGGGCCATTCTTCGTCGATATTCCGATTGATATCATTCCTTCGCACGAAGATTATTCGCGCATCACGGTTAAAAACATCGGCACACTGGCATGGCGGATTTTCTATGATCCGGCATGGCCGATCGGATTGTTGAGGCCGTGGCCAGTCCCGCAAGCCACGATTTATGAAATTCATGTCGGATTCAAAGTCGTGTTGCCGCGTTTCCAATCGTTGCAACAAAAAGTTAATTTTCCGCCTGAGTACTCTATGGCTCTTAATTTTTGTGGGGCAAGAAGATTGCGAGCATCGTATCAGATGCCAGCTGATCCGACGATTGACTCTCTTGCCAGAAACAGTCTAAATACTATAAGGCTTGGAAACCAAGCCATGTCTACTCTTAGGATGCCACCATTTCTGCGTAGAAGACAACGAGCGTATGACTATAGAAGCGATTCCTAGCGAATTTTGGCAGGCTCTAGCCACCGTTCTTGCGGCCAATTATTTAATCTCCAGTAGAATTGCCCGCGTGATATTCCAAGTTTTTCTCCAACATATGCAGCGTTTAATGATCCCCATGGTGTTTCTATAATTCTAGAGTTTTGTTTATTTTTGGATTGATCTGCTATCGGTATCCACGTGCAGTTATCTTTTTCATAGTTTCCGTTAACGTCGATACGTTCAAGGGATGCGCCTTCAAACCAAGATGGCGACATATCGGCGTAAAAGTTCTCGAATGAAGTCCACTGATCGCAAACGCGTATGCCACGTCCACCATAACTTTTGTAACGCTCAGCATTAGGATTGGCGCATCGCTCGTTAAGGTGGCCCCATATATAATAGATGGATGTCCCGGTCATTCCATGCGTTGTCTTTAGACGGGTTGTCGTTTCGCGTCTCAGACATCCACAAGATCGCGTCGCGCCTGATGAAAGTGCCGTGGCAGCAACATTCGTATCGTTACCGCAGTCGCAATGACATTTCCAAAATGTCATTCGCTTAGTTCTCTCTGAGAACTCAACCACGACAAGTCGTCCGAATCTTTGTCCAATTAGGTCTTTGATTTTTGTCATTTTTCCTATCCGTCAACGCAGCAGAAGATAATCATTCTAGCACAGGAACCCACCATGCTCAAGAAAACCGCCTCCATCGCCGCGCTGGTTCTCGCGCTGGCGACCACGCTTCCCGCTTTCGCCGCCACTGGCTTTGCGCCTCAATCAGGCTTTGAATTGCCAGAAGGCATATGGCTCAACGGTATTGTGCAAGGGCAAAATTGGACCTATAAATATGGTCTGGTCGCCACGGGAACGTCGCAGGCTACCTCGACACAGCTCCCCGCCAACATCTTCCTGCAGGAGGTTGATACGTCCACCGCGAGCACCGGACTCGGCGTGGCGCTTCCGCCATGTATTCAGGGTGTGGCGATGATCCTCAACAACAACACGGCGAACACGATCACGGTTTACCCGAGCATCGCCAATAATCCGACGATCGCGGCCCAGGACGTGATCGATGTCGGCTCGCAGGCGTCGAGCACGACGATCACGACTTATGCGTCGAAGATTTTTGCCTGCATTCAAAATGGCGTCTGGACCGTGAAGTGAAGGTTAAACGGACCCTGTTCGGCTGGTATGACGACAAGCGGAAGGAGTTTCGCTTGAGTGCATATCCGCCAGATGCGCCGGTTCGCCCTTCGATCCCCTTGGCAAGCAAGGAAGATGTATTGGCCATCGCTGAGCGCAAGCGCGCGAATGTGTTGTGGTGGCCGCCATTACCAGCGGATTGTGTGATCAATGGCTAGCCGCAGCCCAAACCTCATTCCGCTCAATTCCGGCGCATATGCGGCACGCGGGAAGACAGCCAATTATCAGATTTGCGAAAATCTATTCCCCGAGATCAATCCCGAGGAAACCGATCCAGATGTCGCGGTCACGCATTATCCGAGAGCTGGCGAGAGGCCACTTTCTATGCCGCCGGCTATTGGAACTGGGCGCGGAATCTTCACTCTGTCGAACGGCGCACTTTACAGTGCGGTTGGGTCATCCCTTTATTACATCGATACGAATTGGAATTGGAATCTTCTAGGCAAAATTTCCAATCTTCAAACGCCAGTTTCAATGTCTGATAATGGAATCACTGGAGTTTTAGTCGATAACACGCCAAACGGCTATACCATCACGCTATCCGGCAATACGTTCGCGCCTTTGATTGATCCGACTGGACTGTTTGTTGGTTCGACGCGAGTTGATTTCGCCGATACATTCTTGATTTTCAACGCGCCCGGTACGAACGAATGGTATGTATCGCTTAATGACCAAGTGGCGTTCAATGAACTGGCGCAGGCCAACAAGGATTCATCGCCTGACCCTATTCAAACCTTCGCTGCCAACATTCGTCAGATTTGGTTGCTTGGAACGAAAAATTCAGAAGTTTGGTATAATGGAGGAGGGACGCCATTTCCTTATCAGGAATGGCCGAACGTCTTCATCCAATATGGATGCGCGGCGGTTTATAGTCTTGTTAAAGCCGATGTGGATTTATTCTGGATTTCGCAGAATGATCAGGGTCAAGCGATAGCCGTTAAAACCAATGGTTATGGCGTCATTGCGATTTCAAATCGCGGGCTAGAGTATGAATGGTCCACTTACCAGACCGTTGCTGATTGCATTGGCGGAACATTTCAGCAAGGCGGCCATACATTTATCGTCTTCCATTTCGTCAGCGCCGACAAGACATGGGTTTATGATCTTGCGACGAAGCAATG